CGCCGCCTCCTTCGCCCCCAGCGAGATCAGTCCAAATACCGCCGATGTACCCGTAAAGGATATTCGTAGTACTGTTGTAATAGATGTCGCCATTCTGAGCGGAAGTTGGCTCGGATGAATACTTCGGTACGTTTAGTGAGGCTGTAAACTTGGGCATCTTAACCTCCTTAGGTTATTAGCCGATAACTACTACGCGATAGTCAGCAGCGAGGCTGCTGGTAAGAGTGATTGCGTTTGTGGACGTTGTTACAATGTCTGCAATTACCATCGCGTCGCTGGTGTCGTAGACATTTACGATCACGTTCTTTGTTCCAAGAGAATGGGTCACAGTGTATGGCGTGTTTGCCACAGCCGTGATCGTCTCAGTGTATCGGGTCATAAACCCGAGGCTCGTCTTAGCACCACCCGCAGTCGTTGCGCCAGTACCACCGTTTAGTACAGGAAGCGTTCCAGTTACCGTTGAGGTTGCAAGGTCAACTGCAGAAACAGCAAGCTTTGCAGCAGTGATGCCAGCGTCCTTGACGCGGAGAGCATCGCTTGAGACTTCAATCGTTGAGTTATCAACGTTGACATCAAGCGTATTGCCAGACTTACTAAGAGCAGAGCCAGCAGTAATCTGACCAGCGCCAGAGAACTGAGCCCATGCAATTGCAGTTGATCCAACGGTGATAGTGCCGTCGGTTGTAACAACCCACCCGCTGTCACCCTGAGATCCTTCTTCAACGAAGACGAATGCTCCAGGGGTTACTTCGGCGGTAGAGTCAAAGTCCGTAGCGCGGACAGCAGCACCAGTTGCCTGAACAACGTAAATTCCGTTCTCAGAAGCAGTGCCTTGATTCTTGACGAGTACTCGGTTGCCAGCAACCAGCGTTACTGTGTCGAGCGTATCGCCAGCCTCTAGCTCAGAGGAAAGAACGACCGCCGCAGTCGTCGCAACTCGCACGCTATCCTTGATATCAAGTCCAAGTCGTGAAGCGTCAACGTATGCCTTGGTTGCAGCGTCCTGAGCATTCTGAGGATCTGCAAGACCAGTAATCCTGTTGCTACCAAATGCAACGTTCGTATTTGGCGTTGCAAACTCATCAAGTCGATATCCCTTAACCGTTGTTGCAAGGTCAGAGATGGTGCTCGATGCCTGAGTTCCAGTGTGGTTTGTTCGGTCGAGGTAGTGCGATGCGTTCTGGTTATTTAGCTGGCTCGCGTTAGAGGCAGTACCAGTAAGCGCAGCGGTAATCGTTCCAGCAGAAAAGTTTCCGCTAGAGTCTCGCTTAACAATTGTTGAAACCGTGTTCGAGTTCGTTGCACCGTCAACCAGGTTGAAGTGCGTCGAGGACATCGATCCAGCGCTATCTGAATCTGCTGCGTCGATAGAAACTGTAGCGGTAGAACCAGAGGTGCTGACCTGAATAGGAGCAGTACCAGAAACTGTCTTGATAGCGCCGTCATCTACAGCAACCCATGCAGTTCCATTGTAGTATTTAAGTTTATCAGTAGTCGTATCAAAAACGATCTGACCGTCGACTGGTGAAGAGATTGCATTGATCTGAGTCGTCGTGAGGTTCTGAATGCGGGCATTCTGAAGCTCATTCTGGCTCAGGTTTAGATTAGCAAGAAATTTGGTAGCCATGTGTACTCCTTAGTTCAGAAATGCCTGCCCTGAGAAAGCCCCAGAGAAGGTAAGAGTTAAGCTGTTATTGGAGATGTAATTAACTTCTCCATAAACAACATTACTTGCGCTATCAACCACCGAAACCGATGGAAAACACGCAAGATTATGTGTAACTGTCCATGTTGTGGACGGTGCATTTTGATTATGAATGTATGTAGCGTGCGAAGCACCCGAAGGACCTTGTGGTCCAGCTGGTCCAGTAACTCCTTGCGGACCAACTTCAGCTAGCACTACCTCAAAGGCATTTGTCTGAACTTCAACGGTAATATTTTCTTCGTCCACGACCACTACATTGGCTGGCTGCTCAATAGTAGTGTTGGTACTCATCTTGTTACTTCTCCAATGATTTCCACAGACCCACGAAGAAGTCGAGTAACTTCTCCACCAGGAGAGGTAAGCTCAAGATCGTACACAGCTTTTGGCATTGCAGTGAGCAAAACAGTTACCTCGTCTTGTGCAACGATCGTGATTGTCCCAGCAGACCCGCCGAGCGTAATCCTAGTATTCGCAGTGCTGCATTCAAGTACAACTGTGCTAGAGCCAACTCGCTCTCGCACCTGCATCTTGGCGGTATAGCCTGTGAGATTTATTGGAACTCCAGCCGAGTCCTTCCAGGTAATAACCCGTCGGAAGGTAGCCCCTTGCTCGATAATAATGTCGTGCTTTCCAGCAGGCATAAGCCCTCCTTAGGTTTTAATAATGAAGTTAAGCCTTGTGGCTTTTGGCGAAATTGCAGAACCTCCATAGGTTGCTGCACCAGTTGCCGTTGTATCAGTTCCTACTGTTCCAGAAACTGTACCGCCAGCAGTCGCGCTAGCTGTATCGCCGTTAATTCCATGATCGTGAGAAGGAACTGTTACATCATGGTCATGAGAAGTTGCAGTTGTTGTTGTCCATGCGCCAGCGGAAAAACTATGCGTATGTGTTGAAGATGCAGTAGCACTTGTACTTGTTGTAGTAACCCTGTTAACCACTGAAGACGGCGAACCGCTAGATTCAGTAACGATTGGAGCAGTGTGGCTATGTAAACCAGCTTGAGTGCTTGACAATAATCCAATTGTTGTTGCCGTAGGGTTTAACCCAGTTGCACCATGTGTATGACCTGAACCGCTAAATGATCCGCTAAATGTATGATCATGAGAAGTTGAGTGCGTGTGCGCCCGATCGTTGGTAATTGTCGAGTTTGGTCCAATAGTACCACTGGTATTTGACCAAGCCCCAACAGTCCCTAGAGACCCAAGAAACCTGTCCCTCATGTCTGGGGTGGTGAAATTTCCCCCCGCAGACCCGCCTAGGAGCGCTCCTAAGGCTGGGTAGGTGTTATATGCGTATGAAGTGCCATCACAGAAAAGCCAGCCCGTAGGAGCCGTTGCTGTGAGCCAGCCCATGACTGCTCCAGTTGGAGCGCCAAAGTTGTTTGCACCGTAAGCATTTAACGAACCGCTAGTAACTGATAGATATGGGCTGCTCGTTGCAGTTCTATATACGTTATCTACCCAGCGTTCGCTTTCGTTGATGTAGACGATCACATAATCGCCGATAACTGGCATCTGGATTCCGTTAACGGTAAACCCAGAAGCCGCAGCAGAAGCTCCAGGAAGCAAGACAGATACGGTCGAGTTCACTGAATCAACTGCCGTAACTTCAGCCGTGAAGCGATTGGTCCCAGCGTCGTTGCCGATGCTCTGACCTACGACGGTCTCGATGGCACTTACCATCTGCGTCGTAAAAGACTTATCTCCAATGCTCGCCATTACAATGCCCTCGTCTTCTTAACAACCATTTCTTGTCTGCTGCCTTGCATCGGCACATCAAATGCTTTTAGTTGATAGCTATCCTGAATCATGCTGTTTGTCTCAACGATTGAGATTGTATCATAAGCATCAAACAGGGGGTTGACAATTGCTGGCAACCTAATCTCTTCTTCGATGAAGATGTTCTTTGCAAGCTCGTCTTTAGCCCTTGCCAAGCAAGCCTCGGTGCTTGCGAGCGTTTGTGCCTTGACAATCATGACTCGATCACCGAGGTTCTCGATAGATGTCGGGCTTCCGCTATTGGTATAGTACTTAGATGAGGTTGAAGTGCCATTGCCATCGAATGCTTCAGCGAACCTCGCGGAAGTGCTGGGCTTATCGTTGTAGACAAGGATGTGGTTCTTGATCGTATCGCCGCTTTGTGACTTGACGACACCGAGCATGACCGCGTTCTCACCAGCGGTAAACTCGAAGTCTGGTGCGCTCGTGCCGCCCGTGTAGGGCGCTTGCGTTTTGTCTCTCGTGACAAAGTTTCCGTTCCTGTCCACGAAGATGTCTATGGACCACTCTTCCAGAAGGGAGAGGAGGCGCTCGCCACGGTTGTCGCCGAGCGAGGCGTAGAACGGGATGCCAAGCAGGTTTGATGCTCTCGACGTAAGTGGGTCAAGAATGATCTTCGCTGTTGGGTAGGCATCGATAAGGATCTTGTTAATCGTGTAGTTAATCGTCTCTGTATGTGCGATTGTTTCGGAGGCAGTCCACTCGGAGAAGGTAATCTTCTTCCATAGGTCGCTGCCGTCGATGTTGATAACCGCCGCTCCGCGCTCAGCCACTACTTCCACTCGGTCAACCATAAAGATGCCAAGCGTAACGTAGTAGTACTGACCACCAATCCTGAGACCGTATTCAACCTTGAATGTCTTGTCCCAGTAAAAGAAGGAGTTCGTCCCGTAAGATTCGTACGATGCTCCGCGCGGCGTGTACTTGCCATTAGTATCAATGATCCTGAGTTGGCACGTCCTGCGCGTCGCTCGGTCAGCGTCAACGTAAACAGTACCTTCAACGGTGTCGTCGGTAATGTCAGCGTCGTCGCTAATCTTATTCAGGTTCGCGTCAAGAGCGGTTACCCGAATCTTGACCTCACGAACTCCAGCGAGAAGCGCATCCTTATATTCGTTAAGGCTCACATCTGTTGGAGTCCACATATTATCTTACCTCGATATAACTAATGTTTGCTACTAGATGACCAGTCGGCTGATAGGAAAGTGATGGTGCTCCGATGTACACGTTAAGGACCGCTCCGAACGGGTCCTTCAGGTACACTGGAGTCATAAGGTCAATGATCTCATTGATCTTTGACATTTTATCTGCGACCTCATCGCTTGGGATGAAGGCTTCAAATGAACCCTCAGTTCCATAGCGTGCGGTTCGCACAACGACCTTGCGCTCCCTGCCAAATGGCTCAAAGATTTCTTCTTGGAACGGAGCCTGTCGATCCTCGCCCTGAGCGTAAAGCTCAATTGCAAGGTCAGAACGACCCTGCGGAACAATGAACCAGTTGTCTCCTGACGGGTTGGACACCGAAGTAATCGCCTCGTCAAAGCTCGACTCCACAAGGGTAGATGCTCCGTAGTCAACGAACTGTGTCACTCGATACTCGTACGACTTGTTTACAGCGGACGTGTAGTCCGTGTAGAAATTTGTTTCCTTGACAGAGACATCTCCTAGTGTCGACCAAGCTCCAGTCAGTCCGTATTCTCGTCGGTACACTCGGTACTTTGCAAAGAGTGCGTTTGTAGACTCGTCCCATCGAATGACCACAGAGCCGTTTTCCACTGTTGCAGACACGCCGTCTACTCCGCCTGGAACCGTCCAGGCGGTAGTGTAGGTAGGGCTGCTTGCGATTGCTGAGTCAACGGAGTCAGAGTCTCGCGAGATGATATCAAAGATCACACTCGTCGTGTTCACAAGATACCCAGCAGAGATCGACATCGTTGCCGTTGTCGCGCTTGCTGCCGCGTTCACAAGGAATCCACTGTCATAAATCACAGCGTTTGTAGAACTGTTTCGGATAATCACTCGGCTCTGAATCTGAGCCTTAGAGTTGAATCCAGTGTAAGTGTACTGTACCGTCGGGTTTGGCTTGTTGATCGCGCCGCTTGTTAGGTCTGTTGAATTAACAACAACGACGGTATTCACTGGTCCGTCCGTTGGCTTGAATGTCCTATAGGAGCTGTAAGCCCCGAGATTAGATAGCGCTGTCCCAGAGTTATCCGTGTAGCGCGCTCGGTATCGGTAGAGAATCTCTTTTGTTAGCGTAGCCCCACCAGGACCAGCGGTCACTGTTGAGTTCGCCTTATTCATTGTGTTTGTTCCTGTCGTAAGACCTGTCGTCTTGGCAAGATCATACATCTTTTCGCCGTCTGTCACTCGGGTAACCTCGACTTCCAACTTTGTTGGAGAGTCTGCTAGCCCAGCAGAGAGATCTGCGTCAGAGAACTGAAGCTCAAAGGAAGGATCAACTGTGCCAACTGCTTGCCCGTCTGTCGGTGAGATTTGCACCGCGACTGGCGAGGAGTTTACATGGAACATTGCCTGAGATGACTCAGCCGATGCTACTCCAGAGGCAGTGTATTGTGCCGTCCAGAAGTATCGGTTGTTCCAGTTCAGGGCTGGCGTTCCAGCATAGGTATAGCTGACCGTTGTTCCAGTGGCTGATGTCGGACCGATGGTTCGGTACGGAGCGCCGCTGGTGTCATAAATCTTAATCGTATAGTTTGTAATTGATGCTGGCGTTGTAAACGTCAGTACTGGGGTCAGAGTCTTCACCCATCCAGTTCCCGTATCATCGTTCGGCGTAGTGAGGCTTGCGCCACCAGCAAACGTTGAGAACGATGCGCTCGAAGACGTGGATGAGGTCAGACCGAAGGTATCCTTCGTCGAGGCTCTCCAGTAGTAAGAAGTACCAAGCGCCAGAGAAACTCCAGATGTCACGGCAAACGCGCCGTTAGCAGTCAGCAGGACATCGCCGCTATCCCATACGACTGCATTCGTCGATGAGTTGTAGATCGTGACCTTGACGTACTTGGTGTAGTCGCCAGCGTCAGAGTCAGATGATGTGCCAGAGAAGCTTGGAGTTTGTGTGCTCACTACAGTTCCACCAGTTGGGCTAAGCCCAGTCGGTGTGCTTGGAGCAGAGTTAATCTGGAACGTGTCTGTCCCAGCGCTGTATGGGCTCCATACGCCTCCGCTGTCCTTTAGCCTCGCCCTCCAGTAGTAGAGAGTCAGGGTGTTAAGACCAAGCGTACCGTTCACGCTAACGGTGATTGTCTTGCTCGTGGTGCTGATAGTGCTTGTATTCGAGTATGCAATTGTCGTAAAGGCACTCGTTGGAGATACCTGGATCTCATACTCTGTTACATAGTCCGTCGTGTCAGCATCAACCATCGTCATGTTGAAGACGACCCTGCCGTCCTGACGTGCTCCGCCAGTAGGACTATTGATCGTGGTTGCACTTGGACCAGTGTTGGTATCGTATGTGATGGTCAGCGACGGAGTATAGCCGCTAAGCTCACGGCTGCCGAACTCCATATAGTGAGTCTCAGCAGTTTCGTTGTTGTTGTAAAGGAGAACTCCGTTATTCGCAGATCCACTCTGCCACGAGCGAACAATACCAGTAATGTTTACCGTGATCGTGTCGCCGTCAGAGAGAACGCCAACACTCTTGGAGACCTCGTTAGAGTCCAGTCCATTGGTGGTGGTAATCTCCACACCGTACTGGTCAGTGCCGCCCGCATAGGTGGCGTAGTCAACACCAGCGCTATTCACGCCGCTCCACGCTTCGTAGGTAGCGGATGAGTTGCTCCAGTCGTTCTCTCCGCCATCTCCGCTGTTTTCAGTCCAGCTTCTGAGGTGACGAGCGACCTTAAGCGTCTTGCTGCTGTTGCTACCAAAGGCGTTGTGATATGAAGTTGCACGAATTGTCATTACCGCCGACGTAATCTTATTAATCCCAGTGAATGAGATCGGGAAATAGATTATGCTTCGCCCTTTGTAGACAGCACCGTTAAGTACTCCGACTGGATGATGCGGGTCTTTCCCGTTCCAGTCGAACGTAACAGCGGAGTTGTCGACGTTGCCGATTGCGCTCGCGTCTTTGGTCGTGTTAACTGTCGTAGTTGCCATGTGACCTCTCGTTAGGTTGGGGGCGGGGCGGTGAACCCCGCCCCCTTGCTAAACTTCTACTGGGTCTTAATGCTGTGCTGCAAGTTTGAGATAAAAGCATCTCCGCTGAGGAGAGCCGCGACCTCTGTTGCACTTGCGTTCTTCAGAGCGCCACCTGGGTCCTTGATCACATGGGTGATCTCCATCTTCTGGTTAGAACCAACAGTGACAGACGATCCAACAGTGCCCATGATCTGGGTAAGTCGACCGACCTGAGCTTCAAGTGCAGACTCGCGGGACTGCATTCCGAGAATCAACTGGTCTACGAAGTTTGCGCCAGACGTGCTGACTCCTTCGTTGAACTGGTTGATCCCGTCGATTACTGCGTTTACTGCGTACTCGATAGATGTGCCTAGCCTCGTTGGGTCCTCCAGCATCGCACCAGCGATGTCAAAGAACGACTGGATTGCTCCAGCCACAGCCTGGGCAGCATCTGCTGCTGCCCTGATCTGCTCCATCTGAGGAGCGCTGAATCGTGCGGACAAGGCATTCATCCTTGTCAGTCCGATTTCAATCCATCCGAACACCTTGTTGTAGTCAATCTCTTCCCTGAACTGATTCACGAAGTCGATTGTCTTAACAAAGGCATCGTACGTTGAACTGATTGCGTTTGCCACCGCGCTCGCCGTCTCGGAGAAGAGTTTGACTCCCTCGAGGGTAAGTGCTGTATATCCTAGCCTGCGGTCGAGTTCGACGATCTTGCGAGTCGTCATCTCGATTGCCTTAACAATCTCGTCGATTACTTCAGGCATCGGCGCTACGAAGTCCTTCATGTCCTTGAAGGCTGATGCAGCAGACCCGAGTGCTCCTAGGATTGCCTCTACTGGCTCAGCGAACTTCGCAGCCTTTTCCATCTTGGCAAGTGATGCGAACTTCTTGGACTGAACAACGAAGACCTTCGCCGCCATGACCATGGAGTCCATGATCTGTCGGATGAGCGCCTTCGGAGGCTGGTATACGCCGTCTTTGAGACTCTGGAACAAGTCGACTGCCGTGCTAATCGAACCGACAATCTGGTCCACAGCCTCTGCAAGCTGACCGCGCTTCTTGGCGACAGACAACTTGATGTCCTTCATTCCACTCATGAACAACTTCACAGTCGTCCTGATGTTGGCAATGAATTCCTTGATATATGCTTTTGGTTGGAACGTGACCTTCTCGGTCAGGCTCTTGAAAGCGTCAACGACGCTTCCAACTGCGGAGACAATCTGCGAGGCTGGCTCAGCAAGAACAGACGCATTTGCTACCGCCTGAGCGGATAGGCTCTTCGATGCGGATGCGAAGATCGTAACGATCTTGTTCATCGCATTGACGATTGCCTTAATCTTTCCCGTTCCAGGAACTGGGACTGAACCCAGTCCCTTGAATGCAGTCGCGGCTGCGCCGATCGCTGACACTACCTTTTCGGCATGACCAGCAAAGTCGGCAGCCTGCTGCTGCAGTGTAACACTTAGATCAGATGAGATCTCAGCGACAATCTTGACGGCGAGACGAACACCTTTAGCAATGCCACCAAGCGAACGCTTGACGATTGCCTGGAGGTTCGTGTTCCCGACTTCTGCGATTGCCTTCTTGAGATCTGCGCCCTGTCGTGCGACCTCGAGAGCCTTTTCAAGCTCGGTCTTTGCTTCTTCTTGAGAGTCAAGATAAGCACCAGACTCATCTTTAGCCGCTTTAGCAGCAGCGAAAGCTTCTGCGAGCCTAGTGCCGCTAACTGAACGTCCACCTGGTCCACGAAGGACGGTAGAAACGTTTCCGCTTTCTAGTGCTTGCTTCTGCTTGATCAGGTCGATAAACGCCTGGATCTCAGAGTTCCGCTTCTTGAGGAGATCGAGCTCCGTTTGGAGTCGCTCCCTCTCTGATTGAGGTAGGTAAGATTGACCTTCAAGCGCAGCCTGCATGTTTGCAATTGCTGCAGCATTCTTGCCAAATTCTTCCGTTAGTTGAGGGATATTGTTTGCAATCTCGGTATTGAAATTGTCCCAACTCCCAAGTGCGCTGTCGACTTGTTCGCCGACCCACCCAAATGCATCGCCAACTCCGCTAACGAAGTCGCCAACACCCTTAATAACATTGCCAACGATTGGCAAGTCCATTAGGGCTTGTACTAGCTTGGCTGTCAAGATACCGAGAGTCTCAAAGAGCTTTCGGATAATCTCGAAAGCCACGATAACTGGCTTGATAATTGCGCCGATGATCTCGATTGCAGCACCGAGGATGTTAAATCCGTCTGCTGACTCTTTTGCGCCATCCTTCATTCCACCAGTGAATCCCTTGAAGAGACCAATGAGGAATCCGATGACTACTTCAAAAATAACTGCGATTGGGCTAACAATAGCCTTAACTAGCCTAACGCCGCCAGATGCAATCTTGGTAATGAATCCCATTACCCTCTTGAACAGCGGCTCAAGCTTTTTACCAGCTGCAAAGATTCCCGTGAGAACGGTCTTCCCTGCTGCTGCCAAGCCACCGCCAGCTGCGCTAGCGGCTGCCTTTCCGCCTGTGACAACTGCGCCACCAGCGGACTTCACTGCGCCAGCAGCGCCAGATAGTACAGGCTTGATCGCCTCTGCGACGAATGCAACCTGCCTCTTTGCTGCTGCGGCGAAGTTCTTGATTCCAGCCTGCATTGAGTCAAACGCGCTGACGATGGTTCGCCTTGCGCCGCCGCTCTTAAAGTACTGGACCGCAGACCGTGCTCGATCAAGACCGTTCTGCAGAGCAGCGCGGATAGAGTCGAGTGTTGCTGCGAAGTTAAACTTCTGAAGGCTACCGAACGTAGCGTCATAGAAGTTAAGAATAAACTTGTCGAGTGCTGGACCGACCTTAAGAATCCTTGCCTTCGCAGCATTTGCAGCTGCGTTAATCGACGCACTGGTCGATAGTAGGATCTGCTCTCCGCGCTCGAGTCCCCGAATCATCAGGTCCCCGCCGATGCGGATGTACGCTTCCCATGCGTTGTTTAGGATTGGTCCGATGCTTGGGATCGTCTTAGTAATAAGTTTTTCGCCAGCCTCAAGCGTGCGAATCATGAGGTCGCCACCCTTGCGGATGTACGCTTCCCATGCAACGTTCGCCTGTGCCATTACCGCCTTAGGGATTGCCTGAGTCGGTGTCATCGTACCGCGTGCTGAGATGCCGCCGTAGAAACTCTGCACTGGGCGGCGCTTCTCTACGACATCGATTCCACGCTGAACGATTGATGGCTGTACTGCTCGTGCTCGCTCGATTGCCCCCTGCAGCCTGTCCATAGGTCGGATTGCCCGAACCCTATCAAACGCTGGACGCATCCTGTCGGTTACTCTGCCAACTTGGTTAGCAATGTATCCGCCAGGATTCGTAGTGAACGGAGCGATTCTGTTATAAACAGCCTGAACTGGGCGTGATTGCTCAGCCCGAAGGATTCCCTGCTTGAGCATGCTGCCAGTCTTTAGACCAGTTCCTTCTGGAACCTTGAGACCAATCAGCCTAAGCAGTGAAACTGTAACATTGTCAATTGGTTGAAGGAGACGCTTAAATCCACTTGTGAGTGTTTTAAAGAATACGCTCCACTTATTGGTCTCAAGCATCGTAGCGAAAGATCGCTGAAGCCCGCCAATAGTGCTGCCTTGCTTCGCTGCAGCCTTAGTAAACTCATCAAGCATGTACTTTGATTCTCGGTATCCGACCGATAGAAGCGCGATCGTACCAGAGAAGATCAGAAGTGAACCAACGATGCTCAGAAGCGCGCCGCCGAACATCATGAGTCCGCCTACGAAGCCAGCAATCTGCTTGTTATTGTTCAACAGATTCTCAAACTTGCGCGAGAACTTCTCCATAATGTCTGCAGCATCAGCGAGAGCAGGAGCCATGGCATTACCCATAGCAATCCTAATCGCCTCGAAGGACGCAGTGATGCGGGTGCTCGAGGCTTGTGCCGAACGACCAATCGTCTCGAGGTCGCCCTCGAAGTCCTTGGTTGCGTTGGCGAGAACTTCGGTGTACTTGCTTGTCTCGAATAGGCTCTTGCCGTATTCCTTGTATGAAGCGATGCCAGCGTTGACGGTTTCCACCAAAGGCGCAAACTCGTTCTGCGTGGTCATGATTGCCAAGATCTCTTCGCGCTGCGCGTCAGAGACCTTTGACAAGGCAAGGGTCAAATTATCAATATACTCTCGGAAGGTGACGAATGAGCCACCCTTCCTCATAACCTTGTCGAAGGTCATGCCAACACCGTTGGTGGAGGCGAAGAGGTTGTCGAGCGCCTTGCGTGCTACACCTGCTGGAGCAACCATCTTGGCGAGTGTCTGGCGGAGCGCTCGCCCTGCCATACCGCCCTTGATCTGAACGTCCGAGAACTCGGAGAGCAGAATGAGAACGTCGTCGAAGGACGCTTCCATCTGCTTGGCGATAGGACCGACCATCTTGAACGATTCAAAGTAGTCCGTCAACTCCGCCGCAGACTTCTGAGTGACAGAGTAGAGCTTTGCCATTACCAATGGAATTTCTTCCATCGACATGCCGAACTCATTGATGATACCGTTCACGCCCTTGATTGCGGTTTCAAGTCCAGTGGACGTGATACCAGCAGCCTTCAGGATCGGCGTGAACTTCTCCATTACGGCGTTCAGCTCTTCTTGGCTCTTGATCGTAGCGCCTGTCGTCGAGGCGTAGAAGTATAGACCCTCGGTGATCGTTAGCGCGTCGAACATACCGAACGAGCGCGCAAGATCATTGGAGGATGCGATGAGCATGTCAACCGACTGCCTCGTCTGGTCGATGCCCTTGGCTGGCATGTCGAATGCTGCTGCAGCACGACGTGCCTGGTAGTCAATCTTTGCAAAGGAGTCTACCCATCGCTTTGCCGTGTCCATTGCGGCACGTCCAAGAGCCTGAGCCTGGAATCCAGCAACGGAGAGCGCGTACGCCTGCCGTCGTGACTGGTCAATTGCACGCTGATTGTCGCGATAAGCGCCGCGTGCATTCTTTGCGGTCTGATCCTGAGCTGCAGCAAGCTTCTGCTGGGATCGGGTTTGTGAATTTGTTGCTGCAGACGCAGCGGCTCCTGGTGCGCCAGCGCTCGACCGAGCGGCTTTAGTAACTGCTACAAGCTTTTGCTGAAGCCTATCTAGCGCCCTTAGGTCGGCGCTGGAGACAATATGAATTCCAGCTGCGCCGCGTTCTGCCATGTTTTTACCTCAAATAAAAAGAGATGCCCACCCCGACAGACGGGGTGGGCTCGTCTGCGGGCTATTTCGTCAGTTGCTTCATTGCGATGGTCCGCTCAGCCAGCATGAACTGGGTGAACGAATCAACGAGAAAGGAAGGCTGATCCAACAGTCCGCCAGAGTATGGCAAGCAGGCGTAACCGACTGGTAATGACACCATTCGGATTTCCGTCTGCTTGCCTCCCTGCTTTGGTACTTCGTGGATGACCATTTGCCTCGATCGGCATTGGTCGTAAAGGGCGTACGCCTCGCCAAGCCTAGGATACTGCTCGATCACGCTTGATCGGTTGTATCCTTCGGCTGCCCCTTTAGCGAGGTCGAAGGCTTTCCCTCTTCCGCCTTGCTCAGCGACTGAGCATTGAAGTGTTCAAACAACGTATTGTCGATCCACGTCGCGGCTTCGCCTGAGAGTGAATAATACACTTCCAGTGAGGGCTTATCATTGACTGACCAGCCAACAACAAGGTTCTTAAAGAGCGTGTCAGTGATTCCCTCGACTGTCGAGATCATCTTCTGAGCGTCCTCCTGATCAATGCCAGAAACTGGCATTACCTTGAGGATTGAGTTTACCTCTCGCTTGGAGAGATTCTGCCTGAGGTCAAGCCAGTCACCTTCTGAGTGAGTGTATCGCTTGGTCTCATTTGAGTCAACGGGTTTAAGGAAAGCCATGGGAGTCATACCCCTCTCTTATATCTATTGATTAATTTCAGACAAGATCAGCAGCAGCTGCCGACTTGGTGTTCACAAGCGTGACCGTGGCGATGTCGCCGCTGACAGGCTTGAGAACGGTGCATTCAACATCCTGCGAGATGAAGTCGCCAGCCGAGAGCGGAACGCCAACGGTGCGGTACTTAACTCGTGGGAGTGATACCACAAGGCTGTGGTAGGTCGAGCCACCGATGAGCGGACCACGGAAGGTCAGCGTCACAGCAAACTCGCTGTCGTTCAGGAGTCGGTCATATTCCGTACCGTCCTGGAAGTCCATGCTCATGGACATCGTGATTTCGCGAGCGCCAAGAGCAACTCGGCTGTACGCTCGCGTCTGGCGAAGCGTACCGATGTGCTCGACGTTGTTGTTCACCGAAAGGGTGACATCGCGGACCACTGCGCTGTCAGAACCACCGATAGAAACCTTCGCACCATTGAAGTGGAATGGGTTCACCGATACTGCAGCGTAAGAAGGAGTGAGCGCAGAAACTGGGCTGATTCGCTGTCGGTCAACGCCATCGAGTCCGACCGAAGCCGTTACGATTTCGCCGTACGATGCGCGAAGCTCAAGCGTGTTCACACGAACACCAGAATACTGCATCTGAAGTGCGCCAGTAGCGCCGCCGTCAGCACCAGCAGCGTACGTCTCAAACGTCATCGTTGGGCTGGCATTGCCAGGGGTGAAGACGTGGCTGTACGAAGAGCTTGCGCCAGCAGTCGAAGCGACTGATGCTGCAAACGCAGACTGGAGAAGGACTTCAATGTCCTCAGAGACGAGTGGCATTTCGAGCGAGCCGTTCACAATGAACGGTGCTGGAAGCGCATGCACCATGTCGCGGGAACCGCGAATGGTCATTGGTGAGAGGTAGTCGTTTGAATCGTCGAACGAGACGTTCGTTGCAGAAAGGAACTTATCGACGGTAGCAAATGTACCCTCAGTCGTTTCCTTGCCGAAACCAACGTAACCAAGTGCGCCGACTCCGATGTTGTTAGCCATGGCTATTGTTCTCCATAATCAGCGGGCGAAACCCTTTGAAATCATTAGGCTGACCCGACTTGTTTTTACGATGGCGTTACCGCGTGGCTCGACATCGTAAGTGGTGTCGACAACCATTGTGTCGCTCACCAGACCGTCGAGTTGACGCTTTTCCGATTTGCGGAACCATCTAGAAATCTGTTCCGCAGTCTGAACCAATATGCGATCTCCCAGTGCCTCGCTAGAGTCAAGTTCAAAGTACTGTCGGGCATCGATCATAACGAGAATATCTACGTTGATCGTCCTGCGGTCGTACCCAGTTGTCTCCGACTGTGGGGTTTCTGCTTGTGGTTCGACGATAATTGCTGGCATCAGGCTTGAGGGAATAATCCCAGGATCGCCAAAATATACTTCTTTCACTTCAAGGATATCCGAGATGCCATCGGACGACCTTGGAAGCGCTGTTAACGCTTTAATTTCTTCTATGAGCCTATTAATGACTTCTTCCACTTACATCACCTGAAGATCTTTCCAGACTCAACAAGGTGCTCCATACCGCGATTCATCGCAGGCACAGTGTTCCTGTTGTGGATCATTTGTTCAAGCAGCCTTGCGCTTACATTCTCGCGAAGGTATCTCACGATTGGGCTGCGTGGATTGCTGAATTGTCCTGTGGGCCAGAAGACACGAGGATAAACATTCTTCTTTACACCAGTGCCAAAGACATTTGCCATGTAGCCAGTGTTGTGAAGCCATTTCCATCCGCGCTCAGCTTCGATGCCGAACCTTGCCCTTACTTGACCGCCTTTGGACATAAACTGCGCTGGACCAGTTGTTCTCCTGATTGAGAGCTTCCCCTTGCCGCTTCCAGCTGAGTCAGCCCTACCAGTAGCCACTTTGTACAACGAGTTCGTTACTCTAAGGATATTCTTTCCACCACGCATTGCGTAACCGCCATATGCGTAGCTTTCTTTATCGACTGATCCATCTTTGTATCGTACATTCTGAGTTCTAGTAGATACTTGTTTCTTGTCGATTTCGCCTTGAAGTCCATACTTGAACTGGCGCTGCGTCATCGCGGTCAGCGATCGCCACTTCTTGCCGCCGTAGCGACCCTCGGTGCGGAACTGCTGCTCTGCGTACATGAACAGACCCTTCTCAATCTTTTGGAAGACTGGTCCGAATACATCGCGATACTTGTCTGCTGGCTTCTTGGTAATGAGATTCTTAGCGATATCGTTGAGGTACTCGTATCTCACCTCTAGGGTGAACCGAGGAATGTATCCAGCGATAGTGCCACCACGAAGTCCTTGTGCTTTGCCATAGATCTTGAACGGCTTTTCAAGGCTTCGACCACGACCAATGCTTGCCATCTATACCCCGATTCTTCGTCGTCGGTAGATTGAAAGCAGGTCAGCGATCTGCTGCATTGTCATTGGAATAATTTCTGGCGTGCTGTCCTGCGCTCCGCCGTAATCAGGCTTGAGAAGGTCGCTCATGAAGAGTGCCGTCGCATGCTTGATGGCTGCTGGCATAGTTGCGTATCCAGCAGTGTACACGATCGTGTACTTTGCAGCAGGAGAGAACGATGTAATCTGACTGTTAGGTCCGAGGACGAGCCTGCCGAACTTATCTCCATCAGTCGTTCTAGTTAGGCTCGATGCAGTGACTGAGGTAACTACTGGCGTTTCCGCAATCGTTGCCTCGCTCAGAGATGTAACAGAAATGATTGGATATTGATTTGTTAGATATGTAGTAGATCCATCGCCGATAAACGTCTCGGTGTACGTCGTAGACTCAAAGATTCGCTCGCAATAGGACTCGACCTGCTCGGTCGCAATCTCAATGAGCGAATCAAGCTGGTCGGAGGAGTACTGTCGTAGCGCAACTCCGAGCGGCTTATTCTTGAACTCCTCAGCAGTAATATACTTTCGACCCACTGGCTACCTCACTTCTTAGAGCGCAGCCGTGTAAGGGCTGATTGAATTCTTCGGAAGACTCGTGGCTTACGAGCGCCAGCGAGGATTCGAGCTCGGCTAATAACGCGAAGTTTGCGCTTTCTAAACGCAAGTTTTCTTCGGCTTCCGAGGGTAAGTTTCTTATTCCTTGTAAGTACCGCTTTCTCGAGCAGGCTCTTCTTTGTTCGTGATGGCTTGATCACTGAAAGCCTCCCTTAGCATGCGTCGGTAGTCATCCCACGAGAACTTCTTTGCCTGCTCGATGCCCTTCGCAGACAACTGCTTCCTTCGCTCGGGGCTCTTCTTGAGCCTCTCGATCTCGATAGCAATTGCGTGCGGGCTAACGTTGGCGTATCTGCTGTGGCTCTTATTAACAACCCAGTCATTGACGGCAAGCTTTACGCCAGCGTTCCCAATGACCTCAGCCCCAGCAGCATAGTTGGTGTGGACGACGGGAAGACCGCACGCCATTGCCTCAGCAAGTGGAAGACCGAAGCCCTCGACCTGAGACGGCAAGACGAAAACATCAGCCATGCCGTATAGATCAACGAGACCAGGACCTTCATTTCCGCGAAGCTCAACTGCGTCGTTGTGACGCTTGTGCTTCGGCGGGAAGAAGACTCGATCACCGATGCCCATCTGCATGGCGAGTTGCGGCAAATCATGCCCGTCAAGATAGTAGTTATTAAATGGTACGGTGTGTGCGTACAGGATGATATCCTTGTGCTTCTTTGCAAGAAGACCAATCGCTTCGAATAGCCTGGGCCATTGCTTGCGACCGACATTCTGCGCAACGCACATAACGACGAACTTGTTGTCCCATCCTACAGCGTAACGCTTTTCCTCGCGCTCACTCGCAGTCAATGGAACGAAGTCGTCCGATACTCCGTGATACGCCATCTTCGAGGTAATCCCCGCTGCCCGCAGGACCTCGAGACCGTAGTTTGAGCAGGTGATCAGATTTAGATGAGGCGTTTGCGTCATCACGTCGATCCACTGCTGATTTAGCGGCGCTCCTTCTACGGGAACGTACGCTGTTATTGGAAGTTGGTAAAGACTTTTCTTTAGTAGCCATGCAGTCACCGTAGCTGGATCACCAATGATGCTAACAGCATCTGGCTTCTCAGCCTCTACAATTTCGTCTACAGAGTTCCAACCAATCGCGTCAAGTGCTTGATGCTTGATTGGGAAGAACTTACCATTTGGAATTTCTCTTTGTGTTGAGTCTTGTCCGCCGAGAACCAGAATCTCATGCCCTGCATTGCTCAGTTCATCGTAAGCAACTGAGTTGACAATGCCAAATCCAGTTTTGATAAACGGAGAATCGCCGAGCATTAGAATCTTCATGTTACTCCTCGACGATCTCGTAGCCATTCATGCGCATGCGGTTGATCCAGTGCGGCTTGTCCGCAGGAATCACTGCTACGCTATTGACGACCTCAACCTCACCGTCGTAAAAGTACTCGGTGCAGTTGATATCAGATGCAACTTCATGGCGCATCTTGGTGTCTTTCGGTTCACCAGAAATTCGAGAGATCGAAGGTTCAGTTCGCTTAGGCATCATGTGCCTCCTTTCAGTATGTTGGCGGGGGGCTGACCCTCACTGGAGCCAGCCCCCCGCCGCTAATAATACACTAGTTAGAAGACTAGAGCAAAATTAGATCGTGAAGCCCTTAAGCAGCACTGGGCGACCCTCGAGCGCAAACCCGAAGTAACCCTTAATGAAGAAGTCCTCAGAGTCCTTCGTCTTAGCAAGCTGCTCAAACGTAAAGTCCTGATTGACGATCAACTTCATGTCCTCGCGGCGACCCACGAGAATCCAGTCGCTGGTGAGGTGGTCGTCCGTAACGATCGGAAGTCCGTCGTACGAAAGAACACGGAAGCCAGCGCCGACCTCAACTCGGTCCACAAAGCGCTGTTGCGCCTGAAGAAGCGAGTTGATCTTTCGGCGAACTGCCATCGTCGTAATGATGACGTTGCCTTCGCCCTTGGTGTCGTCGAGAGCCTTGTCAATCATGGCAAGGGTCAACGCGCCTGACGCAGTGGTCGTACCACCCTCGTCGCCTGGGGCTGAAGAATTCACCTGTGCAAGTGCGCCGACGAGCTCGTTGTTCGAGTCGCCCGTGCCATCGCCGTGAATGATTGCGGAAGTCAGTCGCTCAGCGATCACGCCCGAATGGACGCGGATCTCTTCCTGAAGCGCATTGACAACGCCGCCCGAGGCGGCGATAAGAGGACCAGTAACCTCACCACGGGTGTAGAGGAACTTCACGTTCTTCGCAACCTTAGCGTAGGTCGATTCCGTTGCGCTTGGGAGTGAACCACCATCGGCACTGAATGTAGCCGTTGGAAGTGCGGTGCGCTTGCGGATGTAGTAGGTCTGGGTAGGCCACTGAACGCGGTTTACCAAACCAAGAAGCGGGGTAGCCTTAGCAACATAGTCACGAATTACTGGATCAACAACCTCAGGAATGAGGTATCCACCAGTAGACGCAGACAATGAACTAAGAGCTCGCTCGATGTCAGCCATCGTTAAATCTCCTTAGTATTATTTATTACTTGTTATATAGGTTCTTGAGAGCATAGCGAAGTCGGTCTTCGGGAGACATGCTGCCCAAATCGATCTCATCGCTCTCGAACTTACCACGGACCAAAGCTGCAGGGACCTTACCAGCGGGCATCTCTTCGAGTGCCTTGATGTAGTCAGCCTGCTTCTCAACGGTCTCGCGAAGGACTGCCGTGCTCTCGTCAACCTTGGAGGTGACAAAGGCGGTAATCGCTTCAGCAAGGTCACGATTAATCGCAACCCCGTTGAAGTCCACATTTTCATCGGGAGAGGTTGCTTCAACAGCAACCTCTTCCTTGGTCTCTGCAACCGTCTCTTCATCTTCGGTGATGCCGAGCGCAGTTACCTGTGCTTGAAGCGCCTTAAATGCATCGATGAACGCCTTAGCGTCCTTCTTGGCGATGCGAGCGCGATCGACTTCCGCTTCAGCAGGAGCT